ACCCAATAAGCGGTTGCCCCGCCGGTTGCCCTTGGGATCGCAATATTGCCGTTCAAGTCGCGGAGAATGGTTGCACCGGCAGAAACGACCGCCATGCTGTTATCTAACTTGTCGATAAAACTCTCAGACAGCAGATCGGTCGAAACGGTATAGCCACCGTTGGCATCCGTTCCGACAAGCATATCGCGCTTGCCGTTAAGAACATCAGTCGGCACGAACATACCGGTCGGATCACGGTGCGATCTTTCTGCGGCGGCGCGTGATGCCTCAAACTCAAAGCCGGCGGCTTCCTGTGCGCGTCTGTCGGCCGGATTAGCCAGAGCGTTGATTGCGCGGACGAATGAGAACTGCCGAACTTCTCGCTCACTCATACCAATGTCCGGTCGATCTGGTTCCGGTCGGTCTTTGATTTGATCCAACAGCGCGGCGCGGAACGCATCAACACTCTTGCCTTCGCTTATGAACTCCCGAGCCATGTCTTGCTCGCTGTGCATCGCGCCGAGGGCTTCGATTCCCTTGATACGACCTAACTCATCCTTGCGTACTGCGTCCCGCTCTGCGATCACATCGACCACGGGCGTTTCTTTGACTTCTTCAGCCATTACTGGTTCCTCTTTGGTTTCAATTTCGGTTTCAAATTCATCGCCAGCACTGCGACCAACGCCAACAGAGGCATCAGCCGGGATGCTGACCAGACTTACTTCGTAGGGTTCCCAATCAACAGCCCGGAAAGAGTTTTCGACTTCTTCCTCGGGTTGCATCTTGTGAATTCGGTATCCAACACTTATATGCTTGCGAATGCCGTCCACCACATCGTTAAAAATCTCGCTGGCGCGTTTCGATCTGCCAAATCGAACCACTGCGCGACCAACCCGGTCGCCCCCAACGGATGCGGATTCGACGGTTCCAACGTGATCTGTTGGGTCGTGATCCACTAGCAACGGCCCACCGTCCGACAGTCGGCCAAGACGGACTGACGATGTGCTGTGATCTAAGACTTCATTTCCGAACCATCGCTCGACTCCTTCCTCGCTTGAGAAAGCGATCTGGACTTCGCGCGATTCTTCGTTTACGTCATCCGAGCGCAACTCGTAACTGCGCTTAAAAATTCCTGTTTTAATTTTCTTCATCGACAACTTCCTCTGTCGGTTCTGATTCAAATGAAAGCCCATACTGCTCGGCCAAACCTTTCTCGCGTTGCAACTGTTCGAAGATTTCTTCGAGGTCTTTTCCTTGAGCTGCGGCAATGTCGGCGCGCGTCATAACGCCCAAAGCAACGCCCTCGGCGTTTGCTTTCTGATCTTTAAGCGGATCGACCCAACTCCATCCACGCGGTTGCCACGCGACCTCGGTGAACTTGTCGTATTTATCTGGCGGCAGTGCCAGCGCGCCAGTGGTCAATGCAGAACGCAACCAGCGTCGAAAGATCGGATCGCAGAATTGTTCGACAATCCACGTTTGCAACAGACGCCACTGTTCACGTTCCTCTAAAACACCAGATCGGATAGAGGAAAAATTGACCTTTTCCAGATCGTTCGCCAATGTGTGATAGGACACATTCAGACCAGCGGCGGCGCCTCTTAACGCGGCACGAACAAACGAGTCAAACGCGGTCGTCGGATGCTGTGGATCAAAGGATTCAAAACTCATCCCGGCCGGCAGTTGTTCGAAAGATCCCGGCTCAACGTCTGAAACAAGATTCCCGGCACTGTCCAAGTCGTCACCGGCATACTGGTCGCCGTCTGGCGATGTATAAAATCCCATCTTCGACGCACCGACCCTTGCCGCGACCAGTTCGGCTTCTTCGTAACCCCCTAACATATTCAGTCGCCTGATAGCCGTCTGCATCCACGGAACGCCACGCAACTGCCCCGGTCGCTCGGTCATGTAAATGTGAACCAACTGATCGGCCGGGATGCGTTCATACACGCGGCCGTGAAAATTCACTGTTTCCTCGCCCGGATGGGTTGCGCGTAAGTGATAAGCGGTGGGCTTGCCGTAACTGTCGATTTCAACGCCCATCCGTACCTCTGCGTTGCCTCGGTCACGCGGCCGGTTGAACTCGGTGTCCAGGTGGTCGCTTTCCAAAATATGAAGGGATAAACCGTAAGGATTGGCTTGCGTGTTCACGAATCGGACAAGACACTCCCCATCCCTTGCTACCGTTTCAATCACTAGCCGCTGTACATCGCGCCAAGATAAGCGCCCGGTCATGGTGCAGTTCTCAGCCCTGCCCCACTCTTTCCACGCGCTTTCGATTGTGTCGGCGTCAAGTTTGTCCAGTTCGCCATTCGGGCGGCGCGCTTTGGATTGCAAAACAATGCCGTTAGTACCGATCACGTTAGTCTTGACCATGCCCAAGAAGCGACGCGCATAATCGTTGTCCATCGCCAACTGTCGCGACCTTGCGCGCAACATTGGCAGATCGCGCTTTAGCAATTCATTCACCGCGACGGTTGAACCTTGGAATAGGTTTGTCATGCGGTCTTTTTCGGCGGCGGCAAAACCGCGTCGGGGCATTTTTATGAACGAACGCGCGCGCACAGGCGCCTCTTTTTTATCAAACGGCCACATAATCAGAACCGGGTTAGGATGCGCCCGGAGTGTCCGAGTCCGTTTAAGATAGATTCCTCTCGCTGGATTCGGACGTATTCGGCTCTGTACCGATCTCGCAATACCAGAAGTTCTGGAATGGGTGTGCGGCTGAGTGATCGACCGGCGATGGAATAGCCCGCCTGATCCTGACTTGCGCGGCCTTCGATGACGGCCTCAATCGCGTCGATAACCTTCTCAACGTGGGAGCGCGGATCGGTTGTGGCCGCGTCACGATTGGTCAGAACCTCCCACGTTCCGTTGTCGATAGTGATGCGCTCACTATCCGAACTGCGGGTGATGTAGGCTTGCCAGTGGTACACGCCCACCGTATAGGCGGCACTGGTCGCGGCGGCGACCTCGACTATGTAATCAAGGCTCGACTCGCTTGCGGTTATCGCAATCTCCGTTGTACCGCCATCCTCTAGGCGAGCGGAGTATGTTAGGGCGTAACTGGTAGGGTTATAGTCAGTTCCGAGGTCTGTTCGTTTCCATGCTATGCGATCCCCCGCGACTATTTGGGAAGGCTCTATTTCCGGGTAATTTGTAGAGGTGAATAGATTTGCCAAGATTTTCGCCGAGAATTCGTTTAAGCAACCGGAACGACGTTTTCTCGGGAAGTCAAATTTATTTTTTCCACCCCTTAACGAAAGATTTATGGCGCCTTTGCACTGTAATGCCGGGCTTTTCTGTCGGGCTGATTGGCGTTGTACCCTTATGCCCTAATTTCTCCCAATTCGGATTCAACAAAATCTGAGCTGCCCACGCATAAACGAGGCAATCAAGCGCCTCGTTGCGGGGCCGGTGCTTAACCCACTCCCGAACCGGGAACCCTTTGCGGTAGCGCGTCACCGCTTTCTCAGCGGTTAATTGGTCGAAAAACTCCTGATCTAGTGTGTCGGCAAAATGGATACCCTGATCCATCTTGAGGCGCGACAGAATGTTGTCTTTCAGCGTATCGACGCCGACGATTGCCATCATCGCCCGGATGCGTCCGACCGGGCGAGGCTTGCCGCCTATCGCTGGCTTTCCAGATCCAGCCACGCCCTTGCAAGCAAACACGCGCCGACTGTGCCGTGGTTTCACGAAGGCATAAACGTGTTCCGTTAGGTATCCCGAATCGACGCAAGCGGCCGTGACCTTGTAGCCGCCCCGGTTCGCCAGCAGATAGGTGTCCAGTTCTTCCCACGGATCAGTCGTCGCTGGGTTGCCCCATAAAACAACGTGTTCAAGAATCCACGCGCCGTTATCGGTATCCCAGCCCACCAGTTGCGCCTCAAGCCGGTCGGCCTGTACGTCCACGCCAACGGTCAACAGTTTGATTTCATCAGGGATCGCCTCAACATCGAAGGACTCCCGCCGCGCCATCAGGTTATCGCCCTCGGCTGAATCTCCTTGTTCCTCCCACGTTTCGCCCAGCGAGGTGTTGACCCAAGTCTTGAGAGTTTCGGGATTCTTTTTTGCCTCAAGGAAATCAACAGCGACCTCGGCCCACGTTCGCCAAGGCGAATAAAGTTCATTTAGATGGAAACCCGCGTTTTGGCTTTCTCGGGTCGCTCTCCAATACCCACCTTGCAACATCGCCGACTTCTGACGTTCTTCGATCACCCCACCGCAATGTTCACAGGCGTACACCGAATTCTGTGGTTCACCATCGGGCCAACTGACCCCCGACCACTTGAGCGTTTGCGGTTCCTCGCAGTGTGGACAGTGGACAAAGTAGCGGCGCTGATCGGACGCCTCGAACGCCGCCTCGATCCGCGATACGCCTTTGATGGTAGGCGTACTGGTCAGGATGATCTTGCGGTTCCAGAACGTCGCGGTCCTCTTTCGTGCCAGGTTCACCGGGTCGCCCTCGGCGCCAGCAGACGGCGGGAAACGATCCACCTCGTCTTGCAGAACGATTCGGATGGGTCTTGATGCAAGCCCCGCGGGGCTGTTGGCCCCTGTTATCGTCAGGTGTCCGCCGGGGAAGTTCTTTTGCATGACGGTGTTCCCACTGTCCCTTGCTCTCGGGTCTTTGACCTTGCCGCGCAATATCGGTGTATCTCGCAACATGGGAGCGAGTCGGTCTTTCGAAAACGTCTTGCCCATATCAAGCGTCGGCTGGACAACAAGGATCGGCGCCGGGTCTTGCGAGATAAAGTACCCGATGATGTTTTCAATGATTGAGGTCTTGCCGACCTGTGCCGAGGACATCACAACAATCGACTCTATGGCGCGATCTGTTACCGCATCCATAATTCCTTTCTGATAAGGCGCCCGGTCTGTTCTCCACTGGCCCGGCTCCGCGCTCGACTCAGGCGACAGCCTTCGATGCTAGTCGGCCCACTCGCTTATTGTCAGCCGCGGCGGTGGACTCCATATCTTTACGCTTTGCTTTCTTACGACTCCGAGCGGGGAGTCCTTCGCTGGCAAGTTCATGCAATACCCCATGGACTTCGCTCTGTAGAATTTCCTCGGCCTCGGTGTAGGACTCGGCGGCGATTACCAGGTGCGCGGCTTTGCTGGGCATAGCCAGCATCCGAGCGCGCGCGTTCGAAATCATCTCTTGCCACTCGCCGGCAACGTCCTCGGCCGGGATCATCAACCCCTTCAACTCCGAGACTTCCAGTTCGGTACGGTCGGCCTGTGCTTTTAACAGTCGGGTCTTTTCCGCGTGGGCGTCCGTCTGGCTCAACTCGCGCCCCATGGTGCGTTCGCGCAAATAGGTGACGTAGCCCTGCACCGAACCGATCAGATCGTAGCGGCCACCCTTCTCTGGCTGGGGGATCACGCCATCTTTCACCAGATTGCGAACGTGTCGCTCTGAGAGTTTCAACAACCGGGCGATGACCTTGCAGGGATAGGTCGGTCTGGCTTCGCTCATAGGCTCGGATGGGAACTCAGACTCTCAGGTCTGCCGCTAACAAAAAACGGCGCGCCGCGTACC